GTGGATAACAGATACTAATTACTCGTATAACCCCACTTATATCAACCATATAAGATGGGGTGTTTTAGCTGGAGATCAGTCATTATAATCATAGAATAGAAACTATGTTCTAAGTATGAATAGAATGCAACTAATTGGCGTGACTCAATACTTAAAACTAAGTTAAGGAGTTTGCAATCTTCTACAGCCATGAGAACTAAATCACGCATTAAACTAGCGTATGCTGGAGCACACCCAGTTGACGGAGCAGGTAACAAGTCGAGGTCACCCATTGTATATTTAAAGAGATTAGAATGGTAGTCCTTTGAATGTAGATGACCTACCAGATGAGAGTGTAGTTCACTGAATTCTCTAAATTCGCGATGGGTAGGATGATCATCAGGTAACTCTTTCCTTAAGAATTCCTTCAAGCGGGCGAATTTTCCAGTGGATAAGAGGAGCGGCGAATCGAGCAATTGCATTAATGTCGAAACGGTATTGTAACCTAGAGCACTAACAATACGATGACTAAAACCATAATGGTGCTTGATTTTGAATGAATTGCGTATTTCACGATACAGGTTAGGGCGTTCTCTAAAGTCTAGTATGATTGACCTTAATCTTTCATACAATAGGAGCGGTAACGAGGGGGGAACATCACTAACAACAATTTCAACCAAGTTTCGTACCTCCATAGTATCTATAAGATACCGGTCTAATTCTTTAGCAAATTTAGCATACCCTGAACTGACTGAACTAGCAGGAAAAGCTCCACTCAGACTATCAGTTGCTATGGCTATAGCTATATCATTAGTTCGAGTTGATAAATGATATTTGGATAGTGCAGCACAATCAGGTGTACTCATAAGTAGACTTCTTTTACCTGTGAACAACTCCTCATCGGGTATACTTGGTTTGTAAATTGGACGATTCAACGAATGATTAAATTGTCGATACGGTTTACTTGATAATTGCCTCTTGGATAATAACAATGGTGAGTAAAGGGCAAGAGCAGATGAAGCTTGATTTACCCAAGATTTAACAGAGGATTGAATCAGTTTGTCACGAGACTCGTAAGAATCAAACGAGTGGATAGGGAGTCCTAGTGAAGTGACTGTCTTAACTAGGGCAGCGCGATTATCAATATTGAGACGCACACCATGAGCTTCAGAGAGAAGGAAAGCCCCTAAGAAGTGGTAACCAAGTGGGATCGTCTCAACGCTCCAAGTTAGTAATATTTTTCCTGAAGGGTAATCTGTGGCTCGGTGAATACGATTAACTTGGTCCCAGTTCTTATTATTGATTAAGGGTAACACCAAACTAAAATCTACGTGGTCATCAGGATCGATAAAATCAGCGAATTTCCTGGCTAAAGTAGTTTTTCCTTCACCGGACGGGATACAAATAGCTAAACGTAATCCATCTAACATTTTACTAGGAAATAATGCTTGTTGTGGTATATTAGACTTATCCGATGATGGGACAACAAAATTTCTTAGAGCAGCAACGAACTGTGGTCGACCTTTGAATTCACTTGCTTGTCGCACTTCACCCATGGCAACAAAATTAGAACTAGTGCCATAACCACCAAAGAACGCTGGGGTTTGGACGAGAGGGAGTGGAACAGAAACAACTTTCCTAGCATTAAATTCATTATGATAGACTAAAGCACAATTACGGGCCACCAAGATATCGTATAAGGCTCTTGGAATAATAGATCCTCGACGCATACAAGCATCTACTTGGTCAGCAAAGGCCATAGCTCGATCTCCTGGGTCTACAACTGAGTCCAAGAAGAATTCGCCACCCAGTAATCCCATAAACGAGCGTATAGGATAACCCATTGAATATGGACGGCCATCTTGTACTATATAGGCATATCGAAGGAACTCGCCACGATTCGAATAATCCGCTGTTATCTTATGTTGTTGTCCAGCGTATCCGAGGAGGTTGAAAAGATAGCTTGCGACCGTAGCATCAGGGACTGAGTTGCTGTAAGCGAAGACATCATCACCCTGGTGGTAACTAATTGGTCGTAATAAACTGCGTGAGAAGAAGTGCTGAGATATCTCATGTAGTACTAGAGTGTACGCCCTACTCAAAAAGGTGTTCTGGAAGCTAGTAGCTCTCTCCCCTGACTGCATAGACCTAAGTACCTTAGCCTGCACTCCGCTATCATCGTTAATTAGATAAGTGGAATGCCTAGAACGATGAAGATACAGTTGGATACGATCAATGAGTAAATTATTATAATCACTCTCGTTAGGAGAAGTAATTAGTGAATACCTGAAATGCGTTTTCAAAAACTTAAAAACAGCAGTGAATAACATATCCATAGCATCAAAGGTATGATTAATATTGAAATCTGAGTAATCCCACATAAAACCAGTCCCATAATGTTCTCTTAAGGCTAATAAACGTGTCTGTTGAGCTAATAATTCGTCCACCCCAGTATTAGCCCCACTATTCCAAGTCCCGGATTGCCAAGCACGTTCGAAATTATCTAACACATATGCTTGGGCAACGTAATGTTCTAAGCTAGTGTTCCATATTGTACGAATTTTACCATTTTCGAACTTAGGCGCTGCTTTGCTTGTCATGATGGGGGCGTCATTATACATGTATTCATCTATAAAGTGTTGTGGGTCTATAAACATAAGAGCACCACGTTTATTTAGTCGTTCGGCTTTCCCATCCCAAAAGATCTTACTTCCAGGAGCGCCCCCAGCGGCAGCCCAGTAGAAACGACGAGAATACCATCGCCTAAAAGTTTCAAGGTAATGACTAATAATTTTTTTAGATTTAGCAGTTACATCATGCGTGTGCACTGAATAACTTAAACCACAGGCTGACCACACGCTCTCATAAATAGAAGATTCTAAGACTTTAGCGTACAATCCTTCTATTATAGAACCGTCGATAGGAGATATAACTTCGCGTAGAGATGGATCTACTAGTCTAGTAAGTATATCCTTGTCAGCATCATAATCAAAATCATTATGCCTACCCAAAATAGTATCAATCCCATAAAATTGTCTAACCTCTTCGTCGGATAATACTAACCTAAGGAATGGGTTAGTCTTAGAAGTGCGAAATAGATGGTGTAAAGATTTTAGAATTTTCGCTACAGCTTGAACTGAGAACTTAGAAATCTTAGGAAATAAGTGAATCAATATCGTTTGAATAAGCTGACCCTGTGGAGAAGCCATATGCAGAAGGCAAAACGAAACGGCCACCAACCCACCCCAATTATTAGGTGGTAACTCCACTAATTTAATAGCCATGTAGACAATTCGATCGTATAAATTATTCTTAGGTAGAGACTGACATAGTTCAAATAAGTCTTCGACTGAAAGATTCGTCTTTTTTCCGGCTCTCCCACCAATCGAAGGAAAATTCGAGGACAATGTAGTAAATAATTCTTTCAATTGAATAGAATTAAGATGAGTATTTAAATACCCCGCTTTAGGATTAAAGTTCTTATATACCTCTTGGAGTTCGGGAGTTTCAATAAAAGCCAATGGAGGGATAAAGGCAAATAACTCCCCGGGAGTTGGATTTAGGATGCAGAAACCAACAACAGCTGCAGCTGGTTGGGACTCTGCATCTAAATCGAAAATGTCTAAATGGAAAAGGCGCACTAATGAATAAAAATATACGTTGTCAATCAAAAAACGAAGGGTTCCAAATAACTCTAATCCGCTAATTTTAATGCCTAAAACCCTGCTAAGCGATGCTCGCAGGGTTGAAAGCGCTGCGGACTTAGAGGGTGAACTCACTGGGTAATCTCCCGATAGGAAACTACCCTCAATGAGCTTTAGGCGGTGGAGAGCGTTTGGAACGATCACTCCTCGCCAGAGAGAAAACCCGGGGGATTCCCATCATCGGCGGCTAGATGGTAAAAACCGTCTTTGGGGTTAACCACGAATTTTCGAACTGGACCAAAAATTTGCCCAGGGCCAGTGCCAGCTAGAACTGGACCCGGTAACTTATCTATTTCTGCTTGGGAAAGAACGGGTACCTGAATCTCTCTAGCAGAATTGTCAGTTGGAATAGGAATTTTAGAAGGTGTTTCTCCAGCAATCCAAGCACCTAGATCTCCCTCACCGAGAGGTTGGGTCAGTACAGGTATTTCAGCTTCGACGGGTAAATTAAGAATTTCAGCCGGTGTAACAGAAACTGCATTAGCTGGTGGGGAGACCTCTTCAGTAGGGTTATGTTGTTCAATTTGAACTGATGAAGTAGAAGTAACAGGTCCTTTACCTTTGGTAACACGCTGTGTGATACCTCCTATCGTATGCGGGGACTTAGCGGTTGAAGCATCAATAGGGACTACCTCTCGAGCGGGTGGATCCGGAAGAGAGGTAGGTGGAAGACTTTCAACCACCTGTACAGTGTTACGTGAATCAACGACTTTCCGAGGAGGACGTTCGAAGGCTGGAGTACGTTGAGGACGAGGAGGTGGCAGAGGGGGAGAAAGACTAGCCACTTTTCCACGCTGGATAGGCAACTCAGATTGCTTGACAAACGAAGGCTGCGGCTTGGAGACTGAGGATTTTAAGGTAACTGAAGCTGGAGCGGAAGGCTTAGGCTTGGGGTGAGCCGGTTTGGAAGAGACTGGGACAGGTTGTTTATTTGCTAGGTTAACAGGGAGACCAATCGTCGCACCTTGAGTAACATGAGCCGGAGGGGGAGCTGCACCCGTTGCATTTGAGAGTAAACCTAGCGAAATAGTACTTGCAGGCTGAAGATCTAATCCAACATATTCACCCGACTCGCCATAGAAAACAGAGAAATCATAATCCAAAGTTGTATTAGGATCGAAAAGTTGAGTAGACGTCGGGTGGATATAAGAAATAGCTAAGCTATTGGCTTCATCTAAGGCCGTCATACGATACCACGCGTTTTGGATATGAGAACGATGTCCTGCAGGCACTCCCTCAGCATTTAAGGATATACCTAACGCTAATTCTCGGCCATCAGAGACATAGAAATTAGAGAATATAGGTGCGAGATAATCAGAGAATGCCGAGCCTAAGGGGTAAATACTAATCGGGGTAAAGACCTGCGGGGCAGCCGGAAGCTCAGATTGCGACGGTACTACCCAACTCTTAATTGTTGTGTGAGCGAAGTTGTCAACTAACGAGGCCTCATTGTTTCGACGGTATGAAACGTCGTCAGTTAAACGACTGGACATGTAATGTTGGAGATTAGCAATCATACCACCATCCTGTACATATTCGACGTTTAAGAATGGGGCTAAATCGCGAGCCACACGAACTCCGGTTATATCCGAGGGTACCGTGGTGGGTTTGTCTTCATTAGCAGGCCAACTAGGTAAGGAACCTGGTGTTGGCAAAATGTAGGAATGTGGGAGAAGTTTGACGGCCCACATGGAATGGTAAGCGAAAGAAAGAAATATGGTTGTATTTGCCCGGGCATAATTAGGAACTAGTAATTGTGAAGTAGTTAACAGAGTTGAGTTAGAAGGACGGAAACCATACATTGCGTAGGTAGCAGCCGAGTGTACTTGAGACCAGGCATTCAATTGATCATCAGAACCTCGAGTGACGAACGAGTAGATGTGTTGTCGAGACCGACGGTTGAAATTAGCAGGTTGGGCCGCCATGGCATCGATCATAGCACCATTAAATGACATAGAACGGGCCGCCCAAGTTAAGGAGGTGGCATGGGCATGACAAGCTAAACGGGCTGTAGCCACAAACTCACGAAACTGCATGCGTGTAAAGGCATTAAGTTCATGACCAAAGTCTTTCTCAAATGCAGGTGGGCGGAAGATATCGAAATAAGCAGGAAGTGTATAATTTCTAGGTAAAAACAAAGCGCTGTCCCCAAAGGAAGGTAAAATCGCAGCAGGAGCTTGAGGTGGGGCCAAGGCCGCATTATAAAAAGTCGGGTGGAAATGGAAAGTTCTATAGAGTACAGCGTCAAATGAGTCCCAAGCATCAGCCCACGCTTGATGATAAGTAGCAAATATTTTTATGGTCTCGTAAATAACCCAGGGGTCATAAGTTCGACGGTAGGGATTGTTAGCTGGAACTGGAGCTATGAGTGGATTAGCATCAGGTTGTGCCGGATTAGGAAGGAAATCAGATTGGTAACCCATCAGTGTTCTTAACCAAACGTTAGTATTTTCAGGGACCCGTTCCCGTCCGAAATGAAGGACGAAATGAGTGACGCCAGTGACGTCAGTGTTAAAGGGAAGGGGTGAGATGATAGATTGTAGAGCGTTGAAGCAAGATTGGTTGTTAGCCGGTAGATCAGAACGATTGAACACATATGAGGTAAGGGGGGCTTGGGGAGCTAGAGCCATGATTAATAATCGCAGACGATCTAGGTCGCCACCGTTACCGATAAAATGGCTAACGTCTATAAGAGCAGCGCGACCAGCAGAAATCTCGCGTATTAAAGCACCATTGTTAACCCATAATGGATCTTCAGGATTTTCGAGTAAATTCTGAGCTGTCGGAGCAGCTCCTCCACTAAGGAAAGTGAATCGGAAATTACCACTTAAATTATTAATATCATCGGCTGGCCGGTCGATGAAGGCATTGTTGTCTGCATTTTGTGCCTTGGCCGTAAGCATAGTTGGAGAAAAGACATGATCGATGTGGACAGCGCCGTTTACGAATTCAGCAGTATTAACGCGGAGTAGATTAGTCCAATAATATCTCCACAAGTGGAAAAACATCGTAAAGTAGCGTTGGCCATGTTGACTCTCTTTAGCCAACGTAATCATGCGTTCATGACGATGCATGGCTTGGGCTCGCCACGCCTGGATTTGGCGATCGCCTCTATCAGCCCCAAAGCGATCTAAGGCCAGTACAGAATCGGCCTGGTCGAGTAAATCCCTATTTTCGGAGCCCTCGAAATAAGCTAATAAAGGATTGGAAGCTCCAGAGTAAGAAAGGAAGTCCGCAGGTTTAATGTGCGGTTGACGATTACGAAATTGTATCGTAACCGTAGGCAAATGTGTAGAACGAGAAAGTAAGGTAGTTGGAGCTGATACTTCGACGTTATCACGGGCATACGGGTTAGGTTGACCAATAGTTTCGACGAAACGATCTCTCTCTGACCAAATCATATTTCTGCCACTGAATCGTATAACGGGATTGAGTAATCCTATACTTTTAGGGACAGAAGTAGGGCCGATTCGAACATCTTGGGTATGTTCACCCAACCCAAACAGACTTTCATCAGGGACGACGATGCTGTTGTTAAGGTGTGGATTAGCTGGTGAGTGCATAGACGCCACGCTCGAAGTCAACTTCGAACGATCGTCTCGGCGACCAGCAATGATAGAACTTGGCATGTGAAGGGACCCCAATCGGAAACTGGAGACCCTCCGAACTTTAGAATCAGAAGAGAGTGCATAGGAGATAGACCACTGGTCGTGTTCGTCAAGAATGTATTCATCATGAGCGATGCGATTCAGAGATATATTAGTATAAATATAACAGGAAGGTAAACTCGGGCTTGAGAAGCGGCAAGAACCT